GGCCAACCAAAGCTGCTGTGTACTCATCAATATCAGTAACAATTCCTGCTTTTATGTTGATAGCTTGAAATGGCATTATTTACTTACACCTTTAGTTTTTTCAAATGTTCTTAATCCACCAAGGCCAAGCATTCCCATTAAAACAGGCATCATAAGAGACATATCAACTTGAGGCAATGTGACAAGGTGTCCGGTCTGGGCCAGAACAAACATTGCTGCTGGTTGAATAATATAGGTATAAGCCAAAGCAACTCCGCAGACCCAGCCAACAAATGGTCTCCAGCCTGCAACAAAAATAGACCTATGTGCAGCTTCTTGCTTGTTTATATCAAGCTGGGCAAGATCAATCTTAGATAAGTGCTCAGTTAATTGAGCTTGAATTTCACGCTCTGCTTTTGCACGAGCTTCTTTGTCCTCTGGCAAAAATCTACCAATGACATCCTTAACAACAGGCAGAAGAGCAGGAAGTAATGCTTGAATCATTCAATTCTCTCTATCTAGTTTGTTTCCATGTCTCATCATATCAGAAAGTTCTATTGCGCGTCTTCCCACTTGTTTTGCCCATTTACTATCCAACATTTGCTCAGATGCTTCTGTCCAATTTTTTTCTTCAATTGCCGAAATCATCTTTCTAAACTTTTTAATTCCACCCATTCCCAGATTAAAAGCCATATTGATTAATGCATTTCTCCTGGCTTCATCAAGATCAGAGAACCATGAAAAACTATTAACCAGAGAACTTTCAAACTCTTTAATATCATTGTTCAAAAGATGCATAGCTTCTTCTTTTGTTATCCCTTTTTCTTCTAAGTTTCTACCAACACCAATAGTTTTATAACCAGCTGGACAATCATAAACAGTTAGACGTAATCCTTCATGACGAATCAATTGTTCCTTTATATTTTCCACATCATACCAGCCATCAAAAAAATCAATGCTCCAGCTGAAGATAAAATAATAACCTCTAAACGCTTAATCCTAAAAATAGTTTCTTTCCACCGTTCCGCACATACAGCTTCATGAGTCTGCAATCTAGCTTCCACAGGATCAATAGATGACATTATGCAGCAGGTTCAGTAGGCCAACTAAAAGCATCGGGCCAAGTGGTCATGTCTGCTGTTGCTGGAAGATCGCGCAAAGATTGTCTGTAAGTTGCCCATTCCGATTTCTTAGCATCAGCTAAAGGAGCAGGATAATCAGGTGCTTGCGTCCAGTCAGAAGCTACAAGTTTTTCGTCCCTCTGCTCCCGTAAATAGCTCATATGACTTGCATCACGAGCAGCTATTTCCTCTGCCGTCATATCTCTTGCCCGATGTATCAAAAGAACCCTGTCTGCTTCAACAGTGACTACATCTGTATCAAATGTCTGATTGGCGGCAGGAGTAACATTTGTCTCCACCAACGGGAGCCACCCAAGAGTCTTGAGATAAGCATCATCACCGTTTGACAAATGTAAATTGGATACGCTGCCCCAGCTTTTGGGCAAACCACCCAAGTAATCTACGCTGCCATCTTCTTTAACGTGTGCATACATTCCAACTGCTCCTTGATCTTTGCGAAAGGCTCTTCCCAATTTCCATATTTTTCCTGTCGGAAAAGCGTGACGCTATTGTAATACGGTGTCACATCTCCTGGCAGCGCCCACAGGTAATATGACAAAACAGGAACCACAATCCATGTTTCCACACCCATCGCTGCCGCTAAATGTGCAACGCTGGTGCAGGAACTTATCACTAACTCACACTGGCTAATGGACTTCCTGGTAACTTGCCAATCGTCCAACGGAGCTTGTTCCATCCACTCTGGTTTCAGTTCTGAATCTTTATCTCGCTGTAAGGAGACACAATCATATCCATTTACCACATCGAACATTAAATCAGCGGGGAAGATCCTGTGCTGCTCATGTTCAAACTCTGGGTTGCCGCTCCACCTAACTCCTATACGTCCGGGCACTACGTCAGCAGTGCGTTCAATGTAAGGCTCCCCTTTTAAATCTTCATACTCATACCCGAAAGGAACTACTGCCGACATCGAAGGAAGCCAGTAATCATGGTAAGTGCCTAAAGCAGCATCATGCTGTACTACGGGAAACTTCTCCGCAAACATAGGAGCTAATTCAGGAGAACAGGAAATTACCACTCGATTTCCTCGTTTCTGCAAATCAAAAGCCCAGCGATAACTTTTAATCTGATCGCCAAGGCCGCCTTCCATATTCAACAGGACAGTTCCCTCTTCTCCATTCCAAAGAGGTTGTTTTGAGCCTATATGTTTATTGCCAAATACATCCTGACTACGCCCAGTATCCAACAGCTTGTGTCCTTCCAGTAATTTCCCTTGCCGTAATAAATACCAACCACGGTTAAATGCTGCGCGTTGACAGGCTGGGGTTTCCTTTTCCATTTGCTGGGCTAGTTCCCATCCCTTCTTGAAATCTCCCCGTATTCCTGCTGCTAACTGAAGGTCAATTAGATTCTCTTTTTTTGCAGGTTCAGGGTTATCATTCCAGAACTCTCCTCCAGAGTAATGCTCCCATAATCCATCACCTAATAATTCTTGTGGCGAATATTTCTGTTGGCTTACTACTGGGGGAACATGATGAAGATCTTTAATACCCCATATTTGATCTTCTTCTGTGGATGGAGGAATATTATTCAGATCATGGACGAACTTTTCTTCTCCGATAAAATCAGAGATACGGTCCATTTGTGCCTGAGTTTTGTGTACTAAATCGTCATATGTAACTAAAAGAAATTTATCTGGGTACTTTTCATAGCTGTATTTTAAATCAGCATAACTATCGAAAAGTTGTTTAATCTGATTATTTTCTTCAGTCAAAAATTTCACTATATTATCTGGCTTAACAATCTTTACCAAAGAAGCCAAACACTCATTCATTGGTCGCACAGTTGCAACAATTTTAACATCATCTTGCAACTTACTCATTATCTCAATTATTTCAAAGTTGGCCCATCCTCTACCTTTATCAAAAATTATAGGGCTGTCTATGTTGGCATATCGTTTATGCTGCAATACTTCTATACAAGCTTTCTTACTTAGACCGTCTGTTTCTCCCAAAGGAGATCCTAAATTAGTCTCAAACAAATGGTCGAAGGCGTAGATCATATCGGAGAGATTACTTGTGTTACTCGCATAAGTATCAGGGCGTTGGTTTAGCAAGCACTTGAGAAGTGTTGAACCAGACCTTGGCATACTGGATAAAAAATGCAGATACATACTATGCGTCTTTCAAACCAAAATAGGTGGTATTTGCGGCAGTTGTACCTACTTGTTGCCAAGTAGTATCACTACCTACTTGCGCTGGGGAGGAACGATCAGTTCTATCACCAAGTCCAGTACCGTAATAACCACGCCCCCAAGTCCACATTGTGCCATCAGTTTTTATGGCCTGTGATGCGTAATGCACAGAAACAACATTTTTCCAATCTGTCAAACTACCAATCTGTACTGGAGAAGAATAAGTTGTAGTATTCCCTACGCCTATTTCCCCTGTATTCGCCCCAGTAGTAGTTGTTTGAGTACCCGTTCCCCACAATGTGCCATCAGTTTTAACAGCCAACCATCCACCTCGTGACGGAGAGTTCATGCCTACATGACAAGAAACTTGTTTCCAATCAGTAAGAGAACCTATTTGAACAGGAGAAGAATAATCAGTGGTGTTTCCTGTACCTAATTGACCACTCGCATTTCTACCCCAAGCCCAGAGAGTGCCATCGGTTTTAACAGCCGCTGTGTACTCGCTGCCCGGTCCAAGAGAGGCCCAGTTAGTAAGAGAACCTACTTGAACAGGAGAAGAGTAATAAGTTGTATTTCCGGTGCCGTTCCCACCATATTGGTTAAACCCCCAAACCCAAAGAGTCCCATCCGTTTTAATGCCAAATGTATGTTGTCTACCAGCATAAACCCTATCCCAATCAGTAAGAGAACCTACTTGAACAGGGGATGATTTATCAACAGTAGTCCCATCACCCAAAGCACCAAACTGCCCATCACCCCAAGTCCACAATGTCCCATCCGTTTTAACAGCCGAA